CACATTATCAACAAAGTTATCCACATCAAAAATTTCAACAAAATTTAAAATTAAATATTGACAATGTACCTATATTATGGTACTATTAAAGAGTAGTAAACAGCTAACTTAAAAAAGCCGAACAACCCCATGTTCAACTGGTGCGTAGGACAAGCCCTATTGTACGTTCATTGCGTACCGCACCATTCGTACAAAGAATTAAACCCTTTGTACTAGCAATCAAATAAACCTAACAAAGAAAGGAGTACCAAAAAATGGCAAGAAAACCAATGGTAACAAGAACAATCGTAACAACAAAGGTCAATGTACTCTGCCTTGACATCAAAAGTGCAGAACCATTCAACAAAGTTGTAACACTTCCTCGTACATACAAGGATGAAAAGAAGTTACTCAAAAAAGTTGAAGAAGTTGTAAACACTGATGATGCTAAAGCGGTACACATTGTTGACAAGGAAGAAGTTGAAACTTTGTACGGAATGACAGAGCAGGACTTCATCACAAATGCGACAATTCTTGACCCTGCTACAAGAAAAGAACTTGAAGCAGAAACAGAAGAAACAGAAAAGTAAGAATAGGAAAAGGAGAACAAAATTATGACAGGATATTCAGTAGAAATTAAGGAAACAAGTAGAGAATTAACAGCAAAACAGAGAATTGCATTAAAAGACACTTCTGATGCAATCAAGCTTGACACAGCTTGTGATGAAAACACTGTTATCATTGAACCAGTAGACTACGCTGTTTTAGCAATTCACAACGAAAAATCTGATAATGTAGACTACGAAAACTATGTCATTATTGATAAGAATGGTGATAAATATGTTACTGGTTCAGCAAGTTTTTGGAATTCATTCATGGACATTTATGATGAAATGCAGGGCGAAGAAGAAGCTTGGTCAATCAAAGCTTACAAACTTGACAGTAAAAACTACAAAGGAAAGAAATTCCTTACTTGTTCAATAATCTAGGTAATAATTATCCTAGGACAAGCCTCTAGGTGTAGCAACCTAGGGGCTTTAATTTATTTTAAGAAATGGGGTACAATTTATGGTAAAGAGAAATAAGCGAACAGAGAACCAAAAAGCATATCAAAAAGAGAGAAGAAGATTACTACAAGCTGTTAGCAGAGCTAAAAAACAAGGGTACATTTTTCCAGAAGATATTGTACCAGAATTACCAAAAAGAGTTACAAAGAAACAGTTAGAAAAGATACAAAAAATAAAACCAAAACAGTTATATAAAAAAGCTGAATTTGTTTATCAAGAAACTGGTGAAGTAGTCCCTGCTGAACAAAGAAAACAAGAAGTAAAACAAGAAGCAATAAGGAAAGCAAAAGAAACAAGAAAAAAGAAAATAAGCACACCTAGTGTGCCCACATATTACCCTACAATTAGTATTATTGATACAATTAGGGATAGAATATCGGAACTAACTAGAGAAGCAAAGCCACCAATTCCTATTGAAAATAGAAAAAATGAATTGTTATCAATATTTGAAGATAATGTAACAGCATTTGATGATAATATAACGGAATATGAGCATTATCTTGAAGTACATGAAAGTGAAATTGCTGAACTATTAAATGTTATTTCTTATGACAGCAACGCAGAACAAATTTCAGCATCATTTGTATCATTAGGTAGAATTTTAAATACGCAGGCATTATCAATGTCACAAGCTGAAAATTTATCTATGATGGCAGAATACTATAATTCATAGGGGTGTGTAAATTGAAAGTTAAAAAGTTTCGCTATTTTATGTGCGACTTTGAAACCACAGTTTACAAGGGTCAAGTTAATACAGAAGTTTGGGCTAGTGCAAGTGTAGAACTGTTTACCGAAGATGTAAAAATTTTTCATAGTATAGAAGAACAATTCGATTATTTCAAATCATTAGACACAAATATTTGTGCTTATTATCATAACTTAAAGTTTGATGGTGCTTTTTGGTTGTCTTATCTACTAATTGATTTAGGATTTAAACAAGCCTATACACCACTAAATGAACAAGAAACTGAAGTTGAATGGTTAAAAGAAAAAGAAATGCCTAACAATTCTTTTAAATATTCAATATCAGACAAAGGACAATGGTACACTATCATTATTAAAGTAAATAATCATTTTATTGAAATAAGAGATAGCTTAAAACTATTACCATTTAGCGTTAAAAGAATAGGCCAATCATTTGGTACAAAGCACAAAAAACTTGACATGGAATACAATGGTTTCAGATATGCAGGATGTAATATAACAGAAAAAGAAAAAGAATACATTGCAAATGACGTACTTGTTGTAAAAGAAGCATTAGAAATAATGTTCACAGAGGGGCATAACAAATTAACAATAGGTTCATGTTGTTTGGAAGAGTATAAAAAGATAATGGGTAAAGAAGATTATGAAACTCTTTTCCCAAGTCTAACCGTTTATTTGCTAGACACATCAAAACATAAATACACAACCGCAGATGCATGGATAAGAAAATCTTACAAAGGCGGTTGGTGCTATTTAGTAAAAGGTAAAGAAAACCAAATAAAAACAAATGGTACAACAGCAGATGTAAACTCATTGTACCCAAGTATGATGTCAAGTGAAAGCGGAAATACTTACCCAGTCGGAAAACCTACGTTTTGGATAGGTAACTTTATACCTAACGAAGCATTAAAAAATAATAGGTACTACTTTGTAAGAATTAAAACACGCTTTTATTTAAAACAAAACTATTTACCATTTATCCAAATAAAAGGTAACTATTTATACAAGGGAACAGAAGCATTAGAAAGTTCAGATGTGTACGATAAAAATACCGATAAATATTACGACCATTATTACGATAAAGCAGGAAATCTACACGACACAAGAGTTGAATTGACATTAACTATGACAGACTTTATTTTAATGAAAGAACATTATGAATTAGTAGACTTTGAAATAATAGATGGTTGTTATTTCTTTACTGCAACTGGGATATTTGACGAGTACATGGAGAAGTATAAAAAGATTAAGCTTGAAAGTAAAGGTGCACTACGAGAATTAGCAAAACTTTTCTTAAATAATTTGTATGGTAAAATGGCAAGTAGTGAGGATAGTTCTTTTAAGGTAGCTATTGTAAAAGAAAACAAAGCACTTGGATTTATTTCCGTTCCTGCTAATGACAAACAAGCAGGCTTTATAGCTGTTGGGTCAGCTATTACATCTTACGCTAGAAATTTTACAATAAGAGCCGCACAGAAAAATTATCATGGTAAGAACAATAGAGGGTTTATATATGCTGATACAGATAGTATACATTGTGACTTAAAACCCGAAGAAATTGTAGGAATAAAAGTACATGATAGAAACTTCTGTTGTTGGAAATTAGAAGCTTGTTGGGATGAAGCTATTTTCACTAGGCAGAAAACATACATTGAACACGTTACGCATGAAGATTTAGAACCTATTGATAATCCTTATTACAATGTTAAGTGTGCAGGTATGCCACAAAAATGTAAAGATTTATTTATAACTTCTATGTTAGGTTATGAGCCAAAAGAAGATGATAGATACACAGAGGATGAACTAAAATTCTTAAAAACAAAAAGGTCATTAGAGGACTTTAAAATAGGGTTAAAAATTCCGGGAAAATTATTACCAAAAAGAATACGTGGTGGAGTGCTATTAGTTGACACAACTTATGAAATGAGATAGCAAATATGATAAAAAGAATTATAAGATTATTGTACATGAAATGGATAAAAGGTAATTGTAAGCATTGTTGTTTGTTTTGTGAATATAAAGAAATATGTTTAAAAGAAGAATGGTACTAAAATTAAGAAGAGCAGGGCAACTAAGTTGTATCCTGCTCTTACTTTTATATCTATAACATTTGCAATTCAAAAGCGGTCAGCGAAACCGACAAACAATGTGGCACTATCTTCCAAGTGTGCTATCCACATTATTCAGAAGAATATACAAATGCAGATACCTAATATGAAATACATTTTAACAAGGCTTCTTTACTTTTTAAATCTTTAAATCTGAAAGCACCATGTTCAAAAAAATATCTAAGGTTTGTAATAAACATATCATTATTCTTTAACATTACATAATTAACATTATGGTCATCGGTTGTAACACTAATTTTGTTAGGAAAAGATTTATCAGCGTGGTCATCACAATATAAAATACCTATGTCTTTATACTCTCTAATAGCAAAATCATTTCCACAGTATCTAATAGTAGCAAGATACCTACTACTACAATTTTGTGGTGTATCTATAAATGATAAGTTATCATTTAAGTAAACATTTTCACTACTATACGCAACATACTGATTATTTTTAAATGCTCTATTTACACCACTTTCCTTTTGAGCCTGCGAAGCTGTTTCTATAAAACCATTTTCAAGTATAAAACCGTCACCCCTTAGAAAGTTTGTGTCTTTATTTAATCTACTACTAATTCCCAATTCGTTATAATACGGATTGATAATACTAACTTGATTGCCAAGCATATATACTGGTACATATCTTACTTGTTCACCTTTACCCCTTGCAATAGAAGTATGTATACTTAAAAATTTTCTTATTTCATCACTACAATAATGGTTAGTTTCACTTTGAAATTCATCAAATAAAATACAATCAACATCACTAAATAGATGTGAATATTTTTTCAACTGGTCTGCACTATTTAATGAAATAGCATAACCACAGCTTTCTGCTGTTTCTTCATCATGGTTTTTAATTAAAAATAACTCATGGAATATACCACTTGCTCTTCTTTTACTTGTCATTTCCCACCCTATAAAAAACAATTCTTTTAAATCTTTAAAGAATTTATCTGATATATCATCCAGTTCATAATTATACCTATAAAGCAAAGCAAATTTTTTACGCTGTTTAATAAATCTATTTACAACCAACCTGCCAAAATAAGTAGTCTTACCACCAGTTCTATTAGTTGTACATAAAAATAATTCGGGTTTTTTTCCGTTTAAATCTTTCATTGATAAAAGTTTAGTACCATCATAGTATTTATTTTCCATATTGTTGTGCCTTTCATTTTTATTGTTTATATTTATTATTTAATATTATAACATAACTATTGCAAAAAATCAATATTGGTGCTATAATAAAAGAAAAAGAAAGGGGGAAATTAAAATGGATGTGAACTCTATTGCACAGATTATTTCAAATATTGGTTTTCCTATTGCTATGTGTGTGGCACTTCTTTGGTACAATAAAGATATGAGTGATAAGCACAAAGAAGAAACAGAAAAATTTACAGAAGCATTAAATAACAATACACTTGTTTTACAGAAATTATGTGATACAATAGGTGTTGAAAGAGAGGCGTAACAATTGTCAAGAAAATTATCATCAACTGGTTTAGAATTGATAAAGAGTTTTGAAAGTTGTAAATTATATGCTTATAAATGTTTGCCAAGTGAAAAATTTTATACAATAGGATATGGGCACTATGGATCAGACGTTAAAAAGGATATGAAAATAACTCAAAAACAAGCAGACAATTTATTGATAAAAGATTGTGAAAAATTTGTAAAACATGTAAACACTTACATGAGTACATATAATTTCAACCAAAATCAGTTTGATGCTTTAGTTTCTTTTGCTTTCAATATTGGAAACATAAATCAATTGACAGCTAGTGGAACAAGAACAATAGAACAGATTAGTTCCAAAATAACATTGTACAATAAAAGTGGCGGACAAGTTATAAGCGGTCTTGTAAAGCGCAGAGCAAAAGAGAAAGAATTATTCGATACACCAACAAAAATAAAAAAGAAAACAAATTTAGAAATAGCAAAAGAAGTAATAACAGGAAAATGGGGGAATGGTAATAGCAGAAAAACAGCACTAATAAAAGCTGGGTATGATTATAAAGCTATACAATCCCTAGTAAATGAAATGATAAAAGGATAGTTATGGCATGGATATATGAAATAGGTGTGGCAAAGTATTTTGACAAAACAAAGCAACAAAATAATGCAGATGAATTTTATAAATACTTTAATAATTATGGGGCAACATTAGAAGCTATATGTGGTATGTTAGGGAATATCACTAGAGAAAGCACTTTAAACCCTGCAATTAAACAAGGTATTTCATCAAATTTAGGTTGGGGTCTTATACAATGGACACCTGCAACTATTTTAACAAATTGGTGTAAACAATATAAATATAATTGGTATGATGGTGCAGCACAATGTGAAAGAATAAAATGTGAGGGTGAGGGTACAAAAGACGCGGGTGGGTATTGGTTACCAACTACATCTTACCCTTATAAATGGTCTGAATTTATTGCTCTAACTGATGTAGAAGAAGCAACAAAAGCATATTTATATGAAAGAGAAAGAGCAGGTATAGAAGCATTAGATACTAGACTTAAATACGCAAGTGAATGGTATAATTATTTTACTGGTTCGCCTATTACACCTACACTCCCTACACCACCTACGCAATATATTAAAAAAATGCCTATCTATATGATGTTAAGAAGATTTTAAGGAAAGGAAGTGAATTAAATGGCAGTTCTTAATAAGGAAGATTTTTTGAAAAGATTGCAAGAACATATTGGTGATGATACATCTGATGAAGCTATGACATTTATTGAAGATATGACAGATACTTTCAATGATATGGAAACAAAATCTAGCGGACAAGGTGAGGAACAATGGCAGAAAAAGTATGAAGAATTAGATAAATCATGGAGGCAAAAATATAAAGACAGATTTTTCAATTCTGAAACTACACCTAATGATGTTAAAAATGACCAAGAAGATGATGTAAAAGATGATGCAGAGGAAAAAACATATGCAGATTTATTTGTAGAAAGAGAGGGCTAATATTATGGCAATTAAACCAAAAATTGTAACATTGACTAATTCATCTGTTGACATTTTAAATGTTATCAGAAATAACGCATCTGTAAATTATCAGAATTATGTACCGCAGGCAACCGCTGATGCAGAGAGTATTAAAGAAATCGGATCTGTTATTATGGACAACCCACAGTTGCAGAATGAATTTCTTTCTGCTCTTGTAAATAGAATTGGCAGGGTACTTATTACTTCAAAGATGTACGAAAATCCTTGGAGTATGTTCAAAAAGGGTATGCTTGAATTTGGTGAAACAATCGAAGAAATTTTTGTAAACATTGCAAAACCATTTCAGTTTGACCCTGCTGTTGCAGAAACTAATTTGTTTAAAAGAGAAATTCCCGATGTGCGTTCTGCTTTTCACATTATGAATTATCAGAAATATTACAAAACTACAATTCAGAATGACCAGTTAAGGCAGGCATTTTTATCATGGCAGGGAATTACAGACCTTATTGCAAAGATTGTTGATGCTATGTATACTGGTGCTAACTATGACGAATTTCAGACAATGAAATATATGTTGGCAAAGAATGTACTTAATGGAAGAATGTACCCAGTCACTATCCCTGCTGTTACATCTGATAACATGAAGTCTATTGTAAGCACTATTAAAGGTGTTTCTAACAATTTTGAATTTTTATCAGATAAGTATAATATCGCAGGTGTTCAGAATAATTCAAAAAAGACAGAACAGTATTTACTTATCAATTCAAATTTTGATGCGACAATGGATGTAGAAGTTCTTGCTTCAGCTTTTAATATGGATAAAGCAGAATTTTTGGGTAAAAGAGTGTTAGTGGATAGTTTTGGTTCACTTGATATTGCAAGACTTAACATTTTATTTGCAGATGACCCAACCTATACTGAGATTAGTACAGATGAATTGAAAGCACTTGATGCAATTCCTTGTATTCTTGTTGATGAAAATTGGTTTATGATTTTTGACAACTACTATAATTTTACAGAGCAGTATAATGGTGAGGGATTGTATTGGAATTATTGGTATCATGTGTGGAAAACATTTAGCATTTCACCTTTTGTAAATAATGCACTTTTTATTCCGGGTGTTCCGTCTGTTACAAGTGTAACAGTTTCGCCTGCTAACGCAACAGTAAAAGCAGGGCAGAGTGTATCATTAAGTGCTGTGGTTCAGACGGAATATTTTGCACCGCAGACTGTAAATTGGTCTAGCAATACTGAGGGTGTAACTGTAAATAAAGGTGGAGTTGTTACTGTTGGTGCTGATGTTTCACCCGAAACAGTTATTACTATCACAGCACATTCAACTTATGATAATGAAAAAGTAGGCACTTCCACTATTACAGTAGAATAAGTTTAATTATGGCGGGGCAGTTATTTCTGCCCCTTATAAAAGGAGAAATTCATGTACATTGAACCTAATAGTGTTATAAAAATTTACAATAATATACCACTTGATAATACATATGAACATACAATTTTTTTCAAAAATTTATCAGAACAAAATGCGTATTTCCATTCAATTGATACACCAAAAGCAAAATATGTTTTATCAGCACAGAGTTACCAAAGAGTTGTAAAAGGGTCAATGCGTGTAGAAAAGAAAGCAGAGGATTTATATGACTGTAATTATTTAGCTTTTCAAAATACTTCTTTTGGTTCTAAATGGTTTTATGCTTTTATAACAAGTGTTGAATATGTCAATAACATTACAAGTGAAATAACATTTGAAATTGATGTACTTCAAACGTATTTTTTTAACTACACGCTGAAAAAATGCTTTGTAGAGCGAGAACACTCTACTACTGATGTTATTGGTGAAAATATTTTACCCGAACCGCTTGCTACTGGTGAATATGTGTATGATAATTATGAACCATTACTAACAATGAATGATTATTTAGTTCTTATAAGTTATGTTGATACAAATAATAGTGGTTCAGTAGGTGAATTATATGATGGTGTATATAGTGGTACTAAAATAAAGGCTTTTAAATCGACTGATACACAAAATATTGATGCGTTTTTAACTGGTTTTTTGAACGCACCCGATAGCATAGTTTCAATGTACATGTGTCCCGCTATTTTAATACCTAATGTACCAGACGGCGGTAAAAATTTAACATATGGAACAAGTGGTATGGTTACGCATATAAATTGTGAAACACAACAATTGAATGGTAATGAAGCATTTAGTGGGTATACACCTAAAAATAAGAAATTATACACATATCCATATAATTACTTTATGCTTGATAATGCTAGTGGACAGTCATTAGTATTAAGGTATGAAATGTTTAACGACAAATCACTACCTATTGTTCCTATAATTGAATTAGCAGGCACAATAACACAGCCAGTTAAAGTTATTGCTAGACCATGTTCTTATAAAGGAACAAAAAGTTATAGTGAATTGGGTGGCTATACATCATTAAATACAGAAAGTTTAACACTTGAAAATTATCCTATGTGTTCATGGAATATTGACTCATTTAGTGCGTGGATTGCACAAAATTCATTACCCATTGGCCTTAATTTAATAAGTGGCGGTGCTAATACTTTTATTGGTAGCAATTATAGTATGCACCCAACAGCTAGTTTAACTACTGGTTTAGTAGGTCAAGTAGCAAATGTGGCAAGTCAAGTATATAGCGCAAGCATTTTAGCTGATGTTTGCAAGGGTAATCAAGCAAGTGGTAATGTAAATATATCTTGTGGTAAACAAAAAATATATGCAAGTAGAGTACACATAACCGCTGATTTTGCAAAAGTTATAGATAATTTCTTTTCTAAATTTGGTTATGCAACCAATAGGCTTAAAGTGCCTAACAGAAATGTTAGACCACATTGGACATATTGTAAGACAAATGGTTGCATAATAACTGGTAAAATGCCTGCTGATGATATTAAGAAAGTTTGTAACATTTATGATAATGGTATAACATTTTGGAAATATGCAAATGAAGTAGGAGATTACTCTCTTGATAATTCAGTATAATATTAAGGTGGTGAATATATGGGAAGAAAAACTAAAGACACTCTATTTTGTGAAAGCACTTACATGAATAATAGAACATATTTACATTATTACAATTCACTAACAGAGTTATCGTTAAGTATGTTTGAATGGAAAAATTTGCCTGCAACAATAGACCAAAGATTTCTTGAAATGTGCTTATTTTCAGATGGTATGTGTGTATTTTTTGAAGATGATGTTTTAGGTTATCTTTGTTTGCAATGTATGATAGGTGGAAAATTAAACGTGTATAGAATACCTATGCAACGCAGAGCGTATGCAACTAACGGATATAACAAAGAATTAGATGGTACAAATAGTGTTATTATTTTTAATAATTACTTACACACAAATTCAATGTTAGATGTAGAAATGTATAGCAAAAGATTATATGACCTTGATAGAGCTATTGACGTAAATGCTAAAGCACAAAAGACACCTGTTCTGATACAATGTGACGAATCACAAAGAATGACAATGAAAAATTTATACAAGCAATATGAGGGAAATGAACCTTTTATATTTGGTTCAAAAGGACTTGATGCTAATGGTCTTAAAGTGTTGCAAACTGGTGCACCTTATGTAGCAGATAAGTTATATGAATTAAAATCACAAATTTGGAATGAAGCTTTGACATATTTAGGTATTTCTAATACTAATGTTACTAAAAAAGAACGTATGATTAGTGATGAAGTTATTAGGAATATGGGCGGTACTATTGCAAGTAGATATTCTCGATTAGAAAGTCGTAGACAAGCTGTTGAACAAATAAATAAAATGTTTGGTCTTAATATTGAAGTGAATTATCGTGCCGATTATAGAGAAGCTGATGATGAACTTATGTTAAGCGGTGATACTGGTGATGGTGAAAAAACTATAATGGTAACTGATACAAGAACAAGAACAAAATATGATTAAAAGGGGGTGAATATATGAGTAAATACACAACAGAAGTTAGGTTTATTTGTGAAGAAGCGTGTGGTTTGTTAGAAAGCAAAGGGTATAATGATATTGATAGCATTATTACTAAAGCTATACCAAAAATTTTCAGTTTCAATTTTCCTATTTTTGATGAAAATTATAGAAGTGTATTGGAATTAAAAATTTTAAAACATTTCTACACTAGAGAAATAGGTGAGGAAACAGTAGGTTTGTGGAAGTTAAGGTTTGATACAAAGTTAAATGAAATTATGCCTTATTATAATAAATTGTATTCTAGTGAACTTATAGAGTTTAACCCTTTATATTCAGTTTCTTATAGAAAAGAATATGATGGTGAAAATGCTTCAAATAAT